ACCATCCATTAAGCGTTTCTGATAGGCTGCTAGACCCTCATAGATCGCAAAGAACTGGCTGAAGTAGTTACGGATATGATCAGGCTCACCTGCACCCATACCACCGTACAACGGTGCGAATGTATAGGCCTTTGCCGCCTGTCTCTGATCCTTATCAATGTTAGACGCATCTGTCTGATTGATAATAGCTGCAGTCTGCTTATGGATATCCTTACCTGTCAGAATATCTTCGATGATCTGTGGGTCACGGGATAGTTCACCTGCAACCCTGAATTCTAGGCCACTAAAGTCAGCTTCGATCACAAGACCATCTTCAAACCGACTTACAACCGCTTTTCTAACAGGAAATCCACGCTTGGGTTGGTTTTGGAAGTTTGGGTTTGATGAAGACAAACGGCCTGTAGCAGTGATGCATTGGTTCATGTTCGTGTGCAGCAAACCGTCTGCCCGTGTCCATGTTTCAATGCCCTGAATGAATGAATCCAGATATGTGCTAATCGCATTTAGGCGTGACATCTTTTGCAGGAATTCTACGGCGGTAAGATTATCCTTACTTTCTGCCTGTCGGATCAAATCCTTGATCGTGTGCTTATCAGTCTTAAAGCCATTGATTGATGCATAGCTTGATGTCTTAGGGTTCAGCTTTAGTCCTGCAGTAACACCTGTAGGATCATAGAACGCACCTACACCCGCACAGTTCTTACACTTGGTAAGGTTCTTATAAGGTTCACCATTCTTTTTGATTAGTTGCACCTTACCACGTCCATCACAGACATCACAGCAACGGGCTTGGGTGCGCTGTATTAGTCTAGTTGTAGAACGTACAGCACGATTGAACTGTGCATCATTCATACGGGGTGGGGGCAGGGGCTTATTATTAGAACCTAACCCAATATTCCAAACTTGTTGATGCGCAGCACGGTCAATAACCTCACGGCTGTAGACCACCTTGGTCATGTCTGCACCGCTGTTAAGGTTGATAGGGGTGTCGCCCATAACCTCTTCAACGATTTCATCCAGACGTTTTGTTAGTTCTTTGTGTTCTGCTTCGTATTCAACTTTAATGCCCCGCAAAACATCTAGGTCTACTTTGATACCATTGCGTTCAATCTCAACTAAGAACATCAGCATTTCGTTCATCAGTTCAGCGATACTTGTCAGGGACTGATTGCTTTCTGCCGCAAAGTCGTCTTGCTGCCGTAAATAAATCTCAGCACAGGAACGTACATCTGCCTCTGCGTATTCCAGAACAGTATCAAGCGGCATGGCCTCAAAGCCTGTGCCTGATTTAAACAGTTCGTCTACTAGGTCTGATTTCTTACGGGTAACGTCACGGCGTTCTGCAGTGGCCTTTAGGCTTAGTTCTTCACGCTGCCCCTTTGCCAGAATATATTCACCTATCATGGTGCAGTATATACGATCTGGTATACGGAAACCCATCTCTAGCAGCCACATGACATCAAACTTAGCATTGTGGGCTACAAGCACGTCTGCTTGTTTTAACATTTCTTCTAACAGGCTACGGCTATCAGGGTCTGGTTTCTCATTGTGGTGAAACACAAGCGAAAACACTTCGTCCACCGTATCCCAACCAAGCATACCAAAGTGGGCAGATACGCATTTGTTATCAGGGTTAAAAGGGCTGTTGTCGGTCTTACCGTCGAAACGCTGAACGGTTGTTTCCAAGTCTAGTACAAGTATTTTCATGATTACTCCGTGTAACGGCTAACTTCAGGTTCGATCATGGCAATTACATAGCCGTGGAAGCCTGATAGTTTGTTCTTTGATACGTTGATGAAACGGCGGTTATCAGGCTCATTGTCGTCGCCTGAAGAAGCCTTGCCGATGCCAATAATCAAATCAGCTTCCGCTGCCTTACCCGTCTTTGAACCTTCAAGCATACTGAAGTCCACACGGGTTTTACCTTCTGCTTCTGCAGAGGCTTGGCTTACACCAATCAAAGCACAGTCGTGCCGTTTTGCCAGTTCACGCAGGCTACGATACAATTCACGCAGACGTTCATGGCTAGAGTTGTACTGCCCAGAGATTGTTACCTTATCCGCTTGGTCAATAAACACAGCGTCTGGTTTGATCTTTTCGCAATATGCATTAATTGTATCCAAATCCCATTCTTGAACATCCTTCATTATCAAACGATCCTTGATAGCCTGATACTTTGACATAGCTAAGTCAGGATTGTTTGTAATCTCTTCACGGGTCATGCCACTGCAGGCTTGGATCGCACGAAGCTTAGTACGTGTGGTACGTTCTTCGTTACCAAGATACAGGACTTTAGCCCCTTGCTGACAAAAGCCCCCAGGGCCTGCAATAATACTAATCAGGAATGCTGACTTACCTGTTTCAGGTCTAGCAAACACAATCCCAAACTCTGCAGGGCCGATGCCATAGACATGACGGGCTAGTGTTTCGATGTTAAACTTCCAACGATTGTCGTCAGAGGTTTCAGCTAACAGTTCGTAGATGTTATCAGTGGTAGGTTCACCAAATTCATCTGGCATATAGCTACCAGATATCTTTTCAATCAGGGACTGTAGCTTTAGCAGGGCAGAGGTATCGCCCTCAGACATATTGATACCAATGTTGGCAATGTCTCTGCCTATCTCACGTCGCCACAAGCTTTCAATCACGTCGCCTGCTACTTCAGGGGTGATAGCTTCAGCACGTTTCAGATCATCGATGTTGTCCCTAAACTCATTGATCTCTGACGTAGTGGCTACGGGGTTCTTGGCTAACCAAATCGAATATAGGTCTTCGGGTTTTAGATCAGCATCATACTTCTCATGTGCGTCTTTAAGCAGGACGTAAAGGTCTGCCCCATCTTCTGAGAATATTGATTGTCTAAGTTTTGCCTGTGTTGATTGGTAAGCCTCATGGTTTAAAAGTGTTTTTATAAGTTCTATTTCCATTCTGCTCCATCCTAGTTAATGGTCTTTACTAAGGGTTTCTAAGATAACAGGAAATAGAAATAAAAAAAGCCCCGAATTTGCATTCGGAGCCATTAATTTTGTTTTATGAATGTATTCAGCTAGTTAGACGTGTCTGAACTTCATCTTGCTGATGTCCATAGTCTTATCACCACGACGTTCCTTCATGTCTACTTGGTGAAACACTACGTTTTTGTTTCCATCAACTATGTTTGCGATAGCTTTCTCTAGCTTATCTTGTTCTTCAGCAGCTTCTCTGAAACCGCCTTCGATCTGGTAGTCAATGACTACGATTCCTCGTGCTTTAATTGTACCATTCCTTTTACTTTAGCGTCTGTACTGGTGGCTTAGACGGGTGGCTTGATAACGCAGGGTTCCTCTGCATATGTTGTGGTAGCTATAAGGAAAAGGCGGGGGGACCGCTAGGGGGATTCTGTAATGACACTACGCAAATCATCGTATTCATAGGAAGCTCTGCAGCCTTAGTGCATGATCTTCTGCGATTTACTCTAGCCCTATTACCCCCACCACAAATAAAGGCCCACGTAAATACGCTATTTACCGTAGTAAATTCTGTATCTGTTCTGTAGTGAGCCATTTAAGGTCTTTCTTGGTTAAGCGAATACAATCTATTTGATCATATTTCCTTGTCATCATTATTGCTTTAGCACTTGCGTCATTGTCAAGAACTAATGTTACTTTTTCGTAAGAACTAAGTGCTTTTCTAATGGGTCTAGTTAAGTCTGTACCTAATAAAGATAAACCTACATATCCATTTAATTGTGATACAGCGCAAGCAGAAGGAACATCTTCTACAAGAACTGCGTGTGTTCCACTACCTACAGCTATACCACCTTCTACTGTGCCATACGTCCACCACTTTGCTTTAGCAGGGCGCAGGGAACGTCCTACAGCCCCTGTATGATCTGAATTGTAGAACAGAACACGGTCTTCTGCAGGGGCATAGGTTATTTTTATGTAGCCTTTCTCATAAGCTATCCATGAATTAACGGACTTGAGGAAATCAACCGCAGGCTTGTGGTTTTCGACTTTGGTTGTGATTTGCGGTATTGGATAAGACTGAGCCTTTTTCCTTTTAATTGCATTATTAGAAATAAACGCTTTTGCTGCTTCGATGCTGCGTTTGCCATTGTAGGCACCTCTCACATTGCAACTAGCTTTGTAACAGTTCCAGATTAACTTTCCGTCATATCTGTCTATGGTGAACTTCTTCTTTCCACCACAGAATGGACAGTCGATAGTTTTCCTATCGCCTTCAGCTATCTTTATATTCTTGATGAATTCTACTTGTTCCCTGTAGCTGTACATCATCCAACCTGTTTAGCTAATGGTTATTATATTGCCCCTGTCGGGAC